ACAACAGGAGAAACATGGGCAGCACCAACTGGTGGATGGACAGCACCTCCCGGATGGGAGATAGACACTGGAACCAGCCCTCCAACTACACCGACGACTCCAACTACACCGACGACTCCAGAGACTCCAGAAACAACCCCTGTGCAAGGCATGACCATGGAAGAAATGCAGAAAATGATTGCTGATATGCAAGCAAAAGAAGCAGAAAGGTTAGCAAGAGAAGCAGAAATGTCGAAAAACTACATGATTTCTGATGAAAGGATAGGCTATAATCCCTATTTAAGTGGTCAATATCAAGCAGATCCATATGGTCCCGGAGGGGTTCCAGATATGGGCGGGATAACGACCATACCCGTACCGCAATCTTTGACAGGAATTGGGTACGCAAACTATAATCCGAGGAGGATGATATAGATATTTTAGAATTCGCGACAGCTGTAACGCGCGCAATAGGTAAAAAAGAACAGCAGATCCAAGAGATGATGACCAATAGTGAAGTAAGAGATTGGGAGCATTATCGCAATCTTGTTGGTCATATCGAAGCGCTTAACTTCATTCGCGAAGAAATTAGAACACTTTTAAAAAACCAAGACATAGACTATGGTTAATACTGAGCTACAGAAAAAATGGCAAGACGAAGAAGACAATAAATCTGCTTTGGAAAAAGCCCATGATGAAGGAACTGGTTTAACGCACAAAAACTAGACAATGCATTATTGGAACAACTTCCAGAACCCACAGGTTGGCGGATTATGGTTCTTCCTTATAGAGGAAGAAAAAGAACTGGTGGAGGAATTGAACTAACAGAGGAAACACTTGATAGACAACGATTAGGAACCGTTTTAGGATATGTCTTAAAAGTTGGAAAATTAGCCTATAGAGGAGACAGATTTTTTACTGGACCTTGGTGTGAAGTAGGAGACTGGGTATTGTTTGGACGATATGCAGGCTCTCGTTTTCAAATTGAGGGCGGTGAAATAAAAATACTCAACGATGATGAAATTATCGCTAGAGTACCAGACCCAGAAGCAATTCTGCATAAATTTTAACCATGGAGAAGAACCATGCCAAAGCATAAACTAAACTTAAACCCTGCCGAAGAACTTGTACCTATTGATGATTCAGGTCCTGAAGTAGATGTCGAAATAGAAGAAGATTCAGCTCTTCCTATAGATCCAATGCAGCCTACAAAGCCAGTATTGGGAAAAGCTGTGCCAGAAGAAGAAGAAAAGGACGAACACGAAGAATATAGTAAAAGTGTAAAAAAACGGATTAACAAACTAACAGGAAAATTACGAGAAGCAGAGCGTCGTGAACAAACAGCAACTGTATATGCTAAGAATGTTTATGAAGAAAATAAACGCCTTAGTCAGCAAAAACAAAACATAGATGGAAATTACATAATTGCGGAAGCAAACAGAATTACAGCCGAAACAGAATCAACAAAGAACTTATTAAAAAAAGCAAATGAAGAATCAAACGTAGACAAGCAAGCAGATGCACAGCAAAAACTAGCTTCTCTTGCTGTAGAGGCCCAACGTGTACAGGCCTTGAATCAAGCACGAAATGCTCAAAGTGGGCAAACACCTCAACAATATACAGAAGCAACTCAACCTCAACCTCAGTATCCAGATCCAGATCCCAAAGCCGAATCATGGGCAGAAGACAATCCTTGGTTCGGAAATGACCGAGCCATGACTATGACTTCTTTTGTAATTCATCAAGATTTACTTAACGAAGGGTTTGACGCAACGAGTAATGAGTATTATGATGAGGTTAATAAAAGAATTCGTGATGAGTTTCCTCATAAATTTGATGGAATGACCACACGAACAAATAGACCCGTTCAGGCAGTGGCCTCTGCGAAACGCAGCGCCAAAACTGGACGCAAAACTGTGAGACTCACACCTTCACAGGTTGCAATAGCAAATAAATTGGGTGTGCCTTTAGAAGAGTACGCGAAATATGTTGAATAACGTGGAGTAAACAACATGGTTGAAAAAAATGAAAAAGTAGACGCAAGTCGAGAACCACGCGAAGCCCAAACTCGCGAGAAAAAAGCAGCGAGAAAACCTTGGGCTCCTCCGTCCGCATTGGACGCACCAGATCCTCCCGAAGGATATATTCACCGTTGGGTTAGAATGGAAGCTAGAGGCTTTGACGATCGTAAGAACGTTATGGCCAAGCTTCGTGAAGGATGGGAGCCTGTTCGCGCAGACGAATATCCTGATTTTGATACTCCAATAGTGGAGGAAGGAAAATTCGCGGGAGTAATTGGAGTAGGAGGATTGATTTTATGTCGACTTCCAGTTGAAACTTTACAGGAGAGAACAGAGTATTTTGCCGCTAAGACAAGAACTCAGATGGATGCTGTAGATAACGACTTGTTGAAAGACGGAAGTCATCCTAGTATGTCAATTAGTAGACCTGAAAGACAATCTCGCGTAACAATTGGTGGAACTCGCAGTTCGTAGAACTGAGGGTTTTGAATATTAATTCTTGGAACAGAGGAAAGTTTAAATGGCAAATGTAGATAAAGCCTTTGGGCTTAGACCCTACAAGGGCGCCGGATGGCCTGTTCAGCAAGCAAACAAATATAATATTAGTCCTTCGGGATACGGTACAAGTATCTATCAAGGAGATATTGTTATATTCGCAGGTGGTTATATAAATACAGCGGCAGTTAGTTCTCCTAACATTGTTGGCGTATTTTCACATACTTACTATGTTGCTTCTGACGGCACTCCTACCTTTAAGAATTACTATCCTGCCAGCACAACGGCACTTGGAAGTGGAGCAATAGAAGTATATATCTATGACGATCCTAACCAATTGTTTGTTGTTCAGGCGGATGGTGCTTCAGCCGTGACATGTATAGGCAGAAATGCTGATACTGAAGGCATAGGTGGTAGTACAACAACTGGTGTTGCGACACGGGAACTGGACTCTAGTACTATAGACACAACGTTAGCACTTCAGCTAAAAATCGTTGGTGTTGTCCAAGATGATGTTAACGGAGACCTCACAGCAGATAATGCAAATTTAGTCGTTCTGATTAATGAGCATTACATGCGTGGTGGAGTCGCGGGTACATAAGGAGTAATTTAAATGGCAATTAGTAGAGCACAATTAGTCAAAGAATTGCTTCCGGGCTTGAATGCATTATTCGGACTTGAGTACGATAGATACGATAGAGAACATGAAGAAATTTTCGAAATCGAATCTAGCGATCGTGCTTTTGAGGAAGAAGTAATGCTTACAGGCTTTGATACCGCACCTGTTAAGTCAGAAGGGGCAGGAGTTGCCTTTGATCAAGCGCAAGAAGCGTTTACATCAAGGTACACTCACGAAACGATTGCATTGGCGTTCAGTATTACTGAGGAAGCCGTAGAAGATAACTTGTATGACAGATTGTCTGCAAGATATACTCGCGCGCTGGCTCGTAGTATGGCAAATACCAAGCAAGTTAAGGGAGCTTCTGTGTTAAATCGTGCTTTCAATACAAGTTATCTCGGCGGAGACGCGAAAGCGCTTTGCGTATCAGACCATCCAACTGTGGGTGGAGCTGATTTACGTAATGTGCTTTCAACAGCAGCCGATTTGAATGAAACTTCATTGGAACAAGCACTGATTGACATAGCAGCTTTTACTGACGAGCGTGGTTTGAAAGTAGCTCTTCAAGGAATGAAACTTATTATTCCTAAAGAGTTACAGTTCACAGCCGACAGGCTGACTGAAACGCCCGGTAGAGTTGGTACAGCTGATAATGATATTAACGCAGTTAGAAACATGGGAATGATTCCAGAAGGCTATACTGTTAATCATTATCTTACCGACACTGATGCATGGTTCATCAAGACTGATTGTCCGAATGGTTTTAAAATGTTTAACCGTTCACCAATCAGAACCTCGATGGAAGCTGATTTTGATACTGGCAATGTGCGTTATAAGGCTAGAGAAAGATACTCGTTTGGGTGGTCTGACCCCCGAACAGTATTCGGTACTCCCGGAGCATAAGCTAAATGGAACCTGTGATGGGGGGGTTTCTTACTCAACCCCCATCAACCTCAAATTTTTCTTTATCTTTATTCCATTTAGAAGTAATATTAAACACTAGCTTATTAACTAGGGTAAATTTACCTATCGACTGACCTAGCAGACAAGCCAAGAC